CCACTCAGGTAGCCAATTACTCATAGTAGTTTCCTGTACCTCGTCTCGTAGAGGTACCTCTGTAGGTAGACTGATTAAGTAGATCCTCTACGGCTCGAGCTATTGACTCAGGATCACCGATACCTGTATTAATAGTTACGTCTACGCTTTGACCGGGAAAGCCCATCGTAGGGTTATATCCGTAGTTAGGTACTGTCTCTGTAAGGGTAGGCATCGCTGTAAGGGTAGGCATTACTCCAGCTATAGCACCGCCGCGTAAACCGCCGGATGGTCCTAGTTGGATATAATCACCCTCAGCTCCTAGTGGAATATTTCCAAACGGGTTATCACTGACACCATTTAATAAAGCTAGGTAGTCTTTAAGCGCTTTAAGCCTTGCATCATCGGCTAGGGCTTGAGCCTTAGAGACTCGATCGATCATAGATAACTCGGCAGACTCAAGTAAGAGGGCTGCAGTATTAGCGGCGCTGGTAGTCTTACTAAGAGAGGCTAAACGTGCTATCTCGGTTAGCTGGATCTGTACACGCTCGTTATATGACTCCTTGGCGGCCAAGTTACCGGCAGCCGTTATAGCGGCGTTATATTTCTTAAACGCTTCCTCGCGAGCCAATTCCTTATTACCTTCGGCCATTTTGCTATCATTAATAACTTTAAGCTCGGTAAGTAACTGTTTGTTTAGAGCTTCGAGGGTAGCGCTACTAATTGTCTCTACACCTGCTAACCGCTGTAAGTCTGCGTTTTTTTGTAAAGCTGCAAGCTCTCCTATTTTCTTTAGAGCTTCATCGCCTTTATCTTGCTCGATCAGCATTAAAGCCTCAAGGCGTAGTTTAGTCTCTTTGTCGTAGGTAGACTGTAAAGCGGCAGCTAGTGAGATCCGCGTACTATCAAAAACGGCAGCGGCTTTAGATAGTGAAATCTTATTTTTTTCTGCCGCGGCTGCCTTGGCTCTTTCAGCTGCTAATCTCTTTTGGTTTGCTAACTCTTTTGCCGCTGCAGCTGCTCTTAGTTTAGCTAACTTGGCCTCCTCTATGGAGTCTTGTCCACCGGTAAAAAAACGTCTAGCGCGAGGTTTAGGCTGATCCATAAATCCTGCAGGATTACCCTCTACAATTAAATCTACAAAAGGCTGCGTAGCGATAATAAACTTTTCTAAGCCTGTAGCGATAGGACCAAAAATATCTACTACGCCCCTACCAAACTTACCTAGATTAGTTAAAGCCTCCGAGGTATTACTAGCAAGCTCGGACATACTTTTAGCGAGCTCGTCTACGGTGCTATCACCGGATAAAATCATAAGGGCATCGACTAGCCCGGTACCTATAATCTCCTGAGCATTATCGGCAGCCTCGCCTAATACGCGCATCCTGCCACTATAAGTATTTAGCTCTGCCTCAGCTGAGCCCTTAAAGGTTTTAGTCAATAGGGCTAGAGCATCCTCGAACTTTAAGGTCTTGAGCTCTGACTGCGTGAGTCCTAAGTTATATTTTTTTAGGCCCTTGTTATTACCTACGTATGCCGCTGCGAGATCCTGATTAACGGTTAAAAGATCCTCGCCCGATCCTGCAGCTATCGATAGAGATACGTTTAGTAGCTCTGTAGATTTAGAGGCTGAGGCCGTAACGCTTATAAGTTTTTGGAAAGCCTCGCGTAATACCTCGCCTTGGTATCCATACTTGGCCGAGATATCCTCAAGGTTACGCTCGATCTGAGGTACCTCAAAAGCAAGCCCTAGATTTTTTACTACCCGGGCAAGGCGTACCGCTGACTTCTCATTTTCTGCAAAAGCCTTAATAGCATTTTTGCCATAATTGGCTAGGGCTGCAGCTCCAAAAGTAACGCCAAAAGCTTTACCTAAACTTTTTACGCCTTTCTCAAAACCTGATATCTGCTTTTGACCTTTACCAAGGGCTTTACCGTCAAAAGTAGTTACGGCGCTTACGACTAAGCTAGGGATATTTAGTGCCATTATGCGGCCTTGGTATATCGGCCTTGATTAAAGGCGTTTACGGTTTTCTCGATAGCTCGTATTACTGCAGCTTGAGCCTTACCCTGATCCTCAGCCCACGCTCTAAAGATCATACGGCCGCGCTCCTCGCGCTTATCTCCATATAGAGGGCCCATACGACTAATAAAGTGAGCACCGGCGTTAGGGTTATTAGATTTACTTGTAGAGGATCCACCGGGATTAGCTCTACCTGCAGTCTCATAGATCGCGCCTGCAGCTGACTTATTAGCTACATAGTAAAGAGCTCGCCATCCATTTTTATTACGTGAGCCTGCAGGCTGAGCATAGTAAATACCTTTTTTAACCGTCTCATAATCATAAAGCGGAAAGAGGCGTAAGCGGCCCTCAGTATTAAAGGTTCTAAAAGCGGAGTTTTTGGCAGTAATAGTTTTACCTACCGTATTCTCGTTCCAGCCGTAAAGGTTATCCGGTTGAGGTGAGGGCGCGTAGCCTCGAGCTTTATCGCGGATAGGGATCATTACCGCTTTAATCTCTTTATTCATCTCTTTAAGTAGCTCAGGATCCACCTTACGGATAGCTTTAATAGTGGACTTAACGCCTTTTACCTCTATTGGCATTTCGCTCCACCTCTTTAGCTTGATCGTTTAATACTTGTATTAACATTTTGTACATCTCTGTATCGAGATCGATAACCGACTGAGGCGAGATCCCTAACCGTATCGATAGCTGCGCTACCTGATAAGTAAGGGAGTCTCGCCCTAGCCTAAAGGTTCATCGTCTAGGACCTCGACCTTTACTAACGTATCTAGAAACTCAGCGCCAAAAGGTTTAACGGTTTCGCCACTTGTGCGTAGGCACTCGTGAGCTAGCCAATAAACGTCGCTCTGCTTTTCGTCATCTCTAAAGGCTTTGTGGAAACCTTTTTTTGCGTAGAGCTCAAAGGCATACTCGATCCGTGGAGTGATTTGATGCTCGGTCACTTCGCCGGTTGCCCTTGTTATTTTGAGTCGTGCCATTTGTTGCCCCTTTTCTTTTTTTAGACTGTAACGTCTACTACGATAATAGAGTTACAAGTAAACGTAATGCTCTGAGTAGAGATATCTCCTACGGCACCGTTAATATCTGTAGTGTTATTTACTAGCACTGTAGTCTGATATTCAGGGTTAGTAGCTGAGATAGCCGCGCTCGTCTGCTTAAGTGTTAGAGGCACTGTAGTACCCCAAGCTGCCTGCAAGGTCTGTAGGACTTCACTAGCTGCAGTGTCATTTAAAAAATCAAGAGTTACCGTAGAGGTCTCCAGGCCCTTAGCATAACGTCTCGCGTTATCCCCCATCGCCGTGACCTCGAGCTCCTCAAAGACACGGTTAATAGTTGCACTTGTTACGTGATCTGAGAGATCGACCGAGTTAAGGGTTACGACCACTCCATTACTTAAGAATACGGCCATCGACCTATTCCTCGCTTTCGGTTGTAGTTGGTATTGGTTTTACTTTTGCTACTTTGACCGGTTCAGGCTCGTCTACGATCTGCCCGATCTTTCGCAAAAACTTTAGGTCATCCTCTGTATATGCCATTTTTTAGCTCCAGCTCGTGAGAATTGAGATATTAAAATCAGCCGTAAGCAGGTCCCCACTTTGTACGCTAAGTACTGTAGGAGCTGACATACTGCCAATATTCATTACGATAGTTGAGGCAGCTAATTTATTAAATACTGCTACCGCCGTAGTCTCGATACCGTTGAGGTTGCCTTGGTTATCCAGCATAGGCACCGTCATAATGACTTTTAGGTTTGCTAAAGGCGAGATCGAGTTATAAGTGTTATTACTTGGAGTTAAATACGGATCTGCCGGAGCTACGATTACGCTATTAGCTGTGATAGTTGGAGGTGGAAAGCTGTAAGTATTCCAAACGTTAGGATTAGCTAACGCTTGAGCTAGTGAGGCGCGGAGTGTAGTAATAGGGGCAGGCATTATCCGACCATACTGTTAGGATTTTGGTAGCCGCTTATGAGCCCTCGGATCTTGCCGATCATCGAGTTACCCATACGGTAAGGGCTAGGACTAAAGCCGTCGATCGTTACGCCGCCAGTCTGTGAGACTTGGCGAGCTTGGAAAATATCTACTGCGAGGATCATCGCTGCCTCACGAATAGCCGGAGTCGTAGCGTAAGAATTAGTTTTTGTATCTGCTCCTACGGCCGAGCCATAAGGTAGTACGCGCTGAAAATTAACATCGGCCGCGGTCTTAGAAAATTGGATAAAGCTATAACCTGCAGGCCAATTCCAGCTATAAGGGTTCCATACAAGAGTCGGTATTTGATTTGTAGTACCAGCGCTCCAAGGCATTGTGCCGGTAATCGTGTAAGTGCCGTTAAAAGTTGAGCCGCATCCACTCAAGGTTACGCTCGACCCTGTAGTAAAGATCATAGGGTTAGCGATCATCGCGGTAGCTACGTTATTTTGTAGCGTTACTCCTACTACCGGAGCTGAGGCAAACCATAAAAATTGATTTAGGAGATCCTGCGCCGTCTGGCAACACGTCTCGACTATATCGCTTGAGTAAAGATTTTCGATACCAAGGTTAGCGCGTAGCTCAGCCTCGGTTACGTATGTAGCCGGCATCTCTTTACTCCTATCTTAAAAAGGGCCGGTAGGGCTCAAAGGGCTAAGAGCCCTACCGACTATTAGTTTTTTTGCTTAGATTTTCGCAAACTTAATAATACCGTTAGGCATTTTTGCGATAGTTGCCATAAATCCGTAGATAGCGACCTGTACTTGTAGGTTCGATACTACGTTTACTGACATATAAGCCTGTGGTCCACGGTATACGGTGAAAGCCTCAGGAGCCAAAATAATAGCGGAATTATCATCCACTGTAGTCTCGGCAAAATTACGATCTACGTAGAGATCGAGTCCTAGTACGTTACCGCGAATAGAGCCGGGTCCTACCTGTCCGGACGCGTTCATCGGCTGAATTGCATTATATATAGGCCTCTTTGTGGTATCTACTGCGCCCATTAGTAGCTGCCATTGTGCGCCGTTTCCAATATAGTTTTGCGCAAAATAACCGGTATTTTCATATACAAGTTTTGCAGCTTGTGAGCTGTAAGCGATAACTCCGTCGCTATCAGCTGTAGTAGCTGAGGCGTTAGTACCTGCAGCTATTAGAGCTGTAAGTACTGCAGTATCGATAGCGGTTAAATACGCATTTTGTAGCTGATTTGTTAGTTCTGCGTAGAAATTAGGATCTGAGCGCTCTAGGAGCTCTACGGAGATCGTGTTCATACCTGAGTACTTAGATACTGTACCGGTTAGATATTGTGTAACCATACCTGTATTAGATACGGCTCCAGCCTCGGCCTCGACTGTGACGGTAGGCGCTACGCCTGACCCTCCACCAGCTGAGGTAACAAGTGATGGTACGTTAATTGTCATACCGCTAGCCGGTAGTACACCCTGTGAGCAAGCATCAATAGCAGGAGTACCAAAACGAGTATTAGTTACAAACTCTGATAGGTACTGAGTAGGGTTAAAAGCAGGGTTAGTAGCAAAACTATCATCGGCAGCGGTTACATATAGACGAGACTCATCGCTACCGAGTGCAGCTTTGATTTTGTGCTCTGTATATGTAGCCATAGATACGATAGGTGTACGCACTGTTTGAGAGTTGAGTACTGATGGACGGATGATCTTACGAGCAGCCTCGACCTTTTCAGCCTCAGCCGGTGCATCTACCGGAGTTTCATCCGGTGTATTTTCAGGGGCAGTGGTCACGGCCTCC